ATAAAAAACAACAGGATAATATATTTTTAAAAATAGATAAAGAATATTTTTATAAACATAATCAAAGTTCTTATCAAGACTTAGATTTTATGAATTTAATTGTTGCAAATAAAGAAGCATTCTTTAAAGATAGAATTGTGGAAACTGGTTTTCGCAGGGCATTTAAAGGAGACTGGGGTTCAGAAGCACATACAAAAAGACCAGGAGTAGTTCAAGATTTAAATCGTCTATCATTTTTTGGATTTTTATGCCATATGAGAAAAACAAATTTACATATAGGCGCTGCTGGGGCAAAGGTAATAGCACCTAGATTGTTACATTCGACACAATTCGGATTATTATGTCCTATCCATTCTCCTGATGGGGGTAATGTTGGTCTTCATAAACATTTATCTACATCAACACATGTTACAAGTGGTTGCTCAGGATTACCATATATAAATTATTTAAGAAATCTACAAAATAGCGGGATTAAATTATTAGAAGAATGTTCGATAGATTATTTATCTAAATCAACAAAAATATTTGTTAATGGGAATTGGATTGGTTGCACCCATAGTCCATTAAAAATTGTAACTATCATGAAACTCCATAGACGAAACAATATAATAGATATTTACACAAGTATTCATTTTAATATAAAAAAAAATGAAATAATTATTTGTAGTGATGCCGGAAGACCTGTTCGACCACTTTTTTATATTATGGATGAACAATTAAGTTATGAACGAGAACAAATTCTTGAAAAATATAATAATGAAATATCATGGTTTGAAATAACTCGTGGTTTTAATGGAAATAAAAAAGAACATAATTGTGAAATTATTACACCCAAACAGGTCGAAAGATTACAGCAAAACTCTAGTATTGTTGAGTTTATTGATACACAAGAAGCAGAGGGTATAAAACTTGCTCATTCTTTATTAAATAAAGAAGATTATTTGAGAAATAGAGTTACACATTTTGAAATACATCCATCTCTTATATTAAGTTTTATGGCTAATATGACAATTTTTCCTCAAAATAATCCTTATCCTAGAAATGCATTCTCTTGTGGTCAAGGAAAACAAGGAGTTTCTCTTTATCACAGTAATTATCAAATTCGACTAGACAAAACTGCTTATGTTTTAAATAATGGACAAATACCTCTCACAAAAAGTAGATATTTAAAATATTTAACAAATGAAGAACACCCATATGGTGAAAATGCTATTGTTGCTATTATGTGTTATTCGGGTTTTAATGTTGAAGATGCTGTTATTATAAATGAGGCTTCTTTGCAGAGAGGACTTTTTAGAACTACATATTTTAATACATATGAAGCACATGAGGAGATTGAAAAGGTTGTAGGTTTTAAAATACAAAATAAATTTATGAGTCATAAAAAAAATAATATTATAGGATTAAAATCAGGATATAATTATGATTCATTGGATGAAAAATCGGGATTAATAAAAGAAGAATCAATTGTTGATGAAAAAACTATTTTAATTGGAAAGGCTGCTAACAGTTTAACTAATATAGATACATTTATTGATTCTTCAATTGGTCCCAAAAAGGGTCAAGTAGGTATTGTAGATAAATCATTTATGACAAGTGGACAAGAAGGTAAAAGAATCGCAAAAGTTAGAATTCGAGCGGAGAGAATTCCAAAAATAGGTGATAAATTTTGTTCTAGAGCAGGACAAAAAGGAACAATTGGATTAATTTTAAGTGAAAAAGATATGCCGTGTACTGCAGATGGTATCCGACCTGATATTATAGTGAATCCACATGCTATGCCAAGTAGAATGACTATCGGTCACTTAGTTGAAACGCTCACAAGCAAAAGTGCGGCTATTTATGGAGGATTCGCAGATTGTACAGCATTTGAGAATAAAGGTTCTAAACATGAGGAGTTTGGAAAAATGTTATCAAACGCAGGATATCATCCATCGGGAAATGAGATATTATACAATGGTATGACAGGCGAGCAATTAGAAGCAGATATTTATTTTGGACCAACCTATTATTTGAGACTTAAACATATGCCAAAAGATAAAATTAATTATCGGGCACGTGGTCCTAGAAATGTTTTAACTAGACAAACAGTTCAAGGTAGAGCAAATAATGGGGGACTCAGAATAGGAGAAATGGACAGAGATTGCTTAATTGCTCATGGAATGACACATTTCATTAATGAATCCATGATGGTAAGAGGTGATCAGTTTTATATGGCTATTTGTAATTTAACAGGATGTATTGCTATATATAATGAAGTTAAGAACATTTTTTTAAGTCCACACGTTGATGGTCCATTGAAATTTGTTGAAAATATTAATAGTGATATGAATATTGTTAATGTTAGCAGGTTTGGGAGGGATTTTAGTATAGTTAGAGTTCCATATGCATTTAAATTATTAATGCAAGAACTTACAACAATGAATGTTCAACTGAGAATTATTACTGATAAAAATGTAGACCAAATATTACCATTGTCTGATGGTAATAGTATGGAAAAAATGACAGGTCTTTCTGTAAAAGAAATAAGTAAACGGGTAAAGAAAAAACAAAATTCAAAAATCTCTCCATCTCTTGTAAAAGAAAAAACTCCGACGCAAATAGATTCTGATATGAATGGATTAATCCATACCGTTAGTAAAGAAGATAGTCCAAATGAAAAAGGTGTAGATACATATATTCCTCAACAAGTTGAAGTTATCGAAGATTATGGTGAAGAGGGAGATATAGATAGTTCTTACAAAAAAGATGAAATTATTAATGTTGTGGGAGAAGGCAACGCAAAATTTAAAGTTTTAGGATTTGATGAAGAAGACGGAGAATTTATATTGCAAAATATAGAATCAGGTGAATTAGTATATCATCCTGAAAATAAATTAAAATCTGTAAATAAACCCAACAGTCCTGATTATGGACCCGAAAGCCCAGACTATGGACCCGAAAGCCCAGACTATGGACCCAACAGTCCTGATTATGATCCTAATTTCCAAGAACAACCCAATATAGGTGATCTAGAGTCATGGCAATTAGATGAAGAGTACGATATCGGAGAACAGTCATCCGATTACGAAAAAGAAAAAACGCTTAGCATCGACCCTCAATCAGTATTTAAAAAAGATGGACTAGAGGAATCTCCCAAATCTACAGAAAAAAAAACAGAAAATACAATGGTTGATATTTTGGGAGAAGTGGAAGAAGGTACTGGAGAGAAAATAATTACAAAAATTGTAAGTAAAACAAATAAAGAAGGGTTGGAAAGACTTTCTAATATAGAAGAAGAAGATGAACCATCAAAAGAAGATGATAACGATTCAAATAAAACAAAAAGCATATCATCGTAAATTAGAATTATTAAAAAATAAATTAAAATTGAAATTATATTAATAAGATGTCTATTATTAATATAAATGGCTTCTAAAAATACAAACAGTCAAACTATATCTAAGATTTTTAAATCTAGAAAAATCATTTTAAAACATGCAAAATCTAAAGGTTTTGATATTTCAGAATATAATAATTTTAGTATTAATGAAATAGCACACCTTTGTGCAAATAAACAACTTGATTTACTCTTAATTAATCCAGATACAAATAAAAAAACTTATTTTAAATATCATTTAGGAACAAAAATTAGAAAAAATCATATTTATGATTATATTGAAGACTTATATAATATTGACGATATTTTAACAAAAGAAGATGATTTAATTATAATTACAAAAGAAAGGCTTAATGATAATTTAACGAACTTTTTAGATATTCTTTATAAAAAAGATGAATACTATATTAATGTGTATAATTATAATGATTTTATATATGATATTTTAGAAAATGAATTAATACCTCCACATAGAGTTATTTCTACTGAAGAAAAAGAAAAACTTAAAAAAAAATTTAATATTGTAAAAGATACTCAGTTTCCGGAAATATCTAGATTTGACCCGGTATCTATTATATTTTGTATCAGACCCGGACAAGTTTTTGAAATTATACGTTCTAGCCCAACTTCATTGCAAACAAAATATTATCGCTTATGTATATAAATAATGTCGGATGGATATACTAATAACATTTCATTAGAACAACAATTAAAAAATTTAAAATATAGATGGGAAGTTGCTACTAAAAAATATGTAACACACTATTCTGATTTAAAATTAGGATTAGATGTATCACAATTTAATCGGGCTTTAGCCCAAGTTAGAACAACTTACAATGATATAAATATTTTAAAGGCAAATTTGGATGGTAATATATCATCAAATGATAAAAATTTAAAAGATAAAAATAAAATGATAAATGATATTAAAAATCAATATAGTGACCAACATACAGAATTAAAAAGTAAATTAGGAGAACATAAATCTGCCATACCCTTTAAAATACAAAAATATGATGAAAATAGTAAAAGTTATATTTTTTCAAGTTTTTATACTATATCAATATTTACTATGTTTTTTTTTATTTATAAACAAATAAAAATGGAATAATGTTTTCTAAGAATAGTGTATATATGTTTCAACAAGGAAAAAAATTTAAAAAATATCAAAATAAATACAATAATTTAGTAAAAAAAAAGAATTTACAAGATATTTCACTGGGTAAACTTAATATTGTAAATAATTTAAGATATATAAATTATAAGACCATTGAAGGGTTTTCTGGAGAAGATAAGGTAGAAATTGTTAATGGACAAGAATTAGGAAAACTTGAAACTTTAGAAAAATTATTTAATAATGACATGTCTCAATATTTAATTAAATATAAAAAATATTTAGAAGAATTACAATCCAGACAATCGTCTATAAAGGGTAAATATAAAAATAAAGTTATTAAAGATATAAATGGTTCATACCATTTTATAAATAATGTAGGAATTGCTAGACAATTTACTGCAGCAGCATGGACTGGTAAAGATAAATCTTGTCCGGATTCAGCAGCGACACTTAGTGCTCAAGAATTTTCTGAAATAAGTCTAGGATCCGCTATGGGGATAGGTGAAAAATGCTCACCTGGAGGATATAATGCTGTAGATGGGTCTTCTGGAACAACTGCATGGATTGATACTTTAGGTTATAAACATTTTTATGATGATTTTAGAAATAAACATTCAACATGTCCTACTCAAACACAGTCATTGACATCCGTCCAATTTAATGCTATACCTACAGGAAAGGCATTTGGTCGTAATGATCCTTGTGCTATTATTAGTTTGGATTCTCCATTATATGATCAATTGATGGCATTAAATGGAAAATTAATGAGAACAGTTGAAAAAATGAAAACAGAGGTTGATTCTTTAAAATCAAAAAATGTTTCTTTAGACAAAAATATTGTTATTCAAAAACAAAAATTAATAAATACTTATAATGAATTAAAAAAACAGAAAGATAAAATCAATAAACTTAAAACTAGAAATGCAACAATGGATGCAGAAACAAATGAAATTATTCTTGATAATTCAGCAATACAGTTCCATCATTTAATATGGATGGTTGTTGGTGCTACTTTTGTGGCATCGGCAATTATGTATGCTAAGTAAATATAACTTTTTTATTTACATATATTAAATAAAATGGTTTTTACAAAGATACTTGAAAATATAACAGATTTATTTTCTGATCAAAAAAAAGAACAACATAAAAAAATTCAGGTTCCTCTTAATCAATTAGCACAAGGTTTAACGTATTTACAAAATAAACAACTTCAATTCAATAAATTAAATAGTACCTCTTTACTATTAGAACAATTTAAAACAGATAAATTAGATAATGTTTCAGCAGATGAATTGGAAGTTTTAGAAAACTTAAAAACCCAGTACGATCAAAAACTATCAGAATATAGTCAATCTTATAAAATCTTTATGGAATCATATTATAATGCAACGCAAGATGTTCTTTCTTGCAAAGCAGATTGTGAAAGTAAACATAGACCCGGGACATCTGAATGGAGTTTTAGTAGAACTGCATGCAAAGCAGGATGTGACCTACAATCACCATATATTTCAGAATGTAAACATAATTATAATGGTTCTCGCGTAAATGATCAAAAATGCGACACTATTACAAAGGGAAAATGTAGCAATGGTAATGTTGTTTTAGGAATGGATTCAACAGTTACAAGTATTAATTACGCGGATAGTAACGATGTAACTATTAAAGATGGATGTTGTCAGTGCGGTGGAGGTATAGGAGGTCCTCCTACTTCTGAAATTAATACGAAAAAGGTTCGAGATTGTGGAGATGTAGAAAAGGCTTTAGGATATGGTCCCGGAATGGCTCAATGGGCAGTAAATAGATGTTATCAAGCAAGGGTGTCTTCTGCTCATACCAATAAAAATATGTTTATACAATACGCAAAATTAACTAAGCAAAACGCAGATCTTATTAAACTAGCCCAAAATATTTTTAATAAAATTAAAGAATTAAAAACAATTGATAATACTATTAATGCATCTATTAAAGATGAAGAAACTCATCTAAAAAATCAGTTAGCACTTTATGAAAATGTTTATGCAACTATTCAAAGTTATGATAAATCAAAACAAACTACGGTTGAAGGTCAAGTAGAAGATATATTATTAAAGGAAAAAAGCCAATCATTACAAATGATTATATGGTTAAGTTTAGCAATAATTACGTTTTCTTTAGTAATTCATAGAATGAGAAAATAATTTTATAATTTAATTATATATATAATGGCCAATTTATTTCAATCGGGTAATATCCAGCAAAATACAGATAGTAGTTCTTTAACTATGGCACAACGAAATCAATTCAATACACAAAGGCAAGGTCTTTTAGGTAATAAACATGAAAACACCATAAAAAATATTAAAGACCTTCAAGAACTTGAAAAATATATGTTTCAAAATTTACAATCACTTAATAAAACTTCTGCTGGTTCAGTACAAGAAGCAGATATTATTAAGAAAAGAATAGAAGAATTAAGTGTTATGAGAGTAGCACTTTTTAATCAGTTAAAAACAATGTATAAAGACCAACAATCACAAACATCAAATAGTCGTAGTAATCTAGCAGACCAACTAACTATGACAAAAGTAATTGATAATGAACTTACAAATGCTCAAAAACAATTGGATTCTTTAGAAAAAGAATACAAAAATAAAAAACGCCTTGTTGAATTATCTGATTATGAGTATGACAGATATTCGTCTCATAAAAATATTTTAAAAATTATTGTTTACGGTGCTTTAGGTGTTTTTATGATTGTTTATTTAATGTCATTTCCATGGTTCCCAGCATCAGTTGGTATGTTATCTATTTGTATAATTATAGCAATAGTAATGATTGTCATTGCTCAAAGAATGTTGACTAACTTTACTAGAACTAAATTACATTGGAATAAATTCCAATTCGATAAAAAATTACCCCCTGACGATAAAACAGAAAAGAAACCAATGAATTGGTGGGGTTTATTTGCTACTTCTTGTGAAAATATAAGAGATAGTGCTTATTCGGCCGGAGCCCTTGGTATAGCAGCATTAAAAAATGAAATGGATACTAGTTCTAGATTAAATGTCGCACAGCAAGAATCTACCCCCACTGAAAATTTTACATCTTATGTAGAAGACAGTGAACCAAAAAATGCTGAATCATTTTATAACATTTTTTAATTTTATTTATATTTTAATAACATTTTTTAATTTTATTTATATTTTAATAACATTTTTTATAATATTTTTTATAATATTTTTTAATGCATATATTTAATTTCTATATATTATATATTATAATATATGGCGAATTACAAGTTAAGTAATGCTTTACAATCAATGCAAAAAATACATAATCAACTTGATAATAGAATGTCTTTAACACCAGAACAAATTAAAAAAAGAAAGATTGAAAAATTACGAAATGAAATGATAAATGCAAAAAATAAAGTAAAAAACTCACCAGATGAATTAAATAAAGCAGAAAGATCGTATTATCTTGAATCTAAAGGTTCTCTATATTACTCAAATATTCAAAGAGATAAATTCAAAAACGAAGCACAAAAACAAGTTAATTCATGGAATAGAGAACTTATAAATAATATATTAGATAATATAACCACTTCTATCCATTATTATAATTCTCAAAGTAATTATTCTAAAAATGTTAATGACGTATACAATAATTATGATAATAAATTAAGTAGTTTAAAAAAAAAAATTTATGATACAGAACAAGTAAAAAATGTGAACCATAGATTAGGAGAATTTTATTATAATAATACAGAAGATGTGACAGGATTTACATATTATTTAAAAATTTTATATTATGTATTATTTGTTATATCTCTTTTAATATTTTTATTTAAAAACCAGTATAAAAAAATTAAAATGTATATTTTTTATTTAACCATCTTATTTATGCCGTATTTACTTAATAAATATTATGCATTTGTTATGACGACATTCAAACATTTTAAACTTGATAATATTTATTTCATTTTTATTATCACTATTATTTCGATTATTAATATACTAAATTTTACAAGTACATTACCATTTAATTAAATAACTTTTCAAAAAAGTTAACAAAAATAAAGAAAAACAAAAAGTTATTAACAAATATCAAACTTAATATAACAAATTTTATTATATTAAATATTTATTTAACAAATGGCCCTGGCAACAAAAAACATACCTACCAACCCTAACACAAATCCAAAATGATAATTAAACTGCATGGTTTTATAAATTTTCAACCACGCATCTCTTTGTTTTTTCGTTTCTAAATATTTTGCCATATAGTCGGTTTTAGGATATAAAATATAGTAGAAATAATTTGTTGTAAATGAAATAGCCAAAACCTGGCATATATTCGTTGTACGATTTTGTTTTGTTTTGGAGTTATTCCAATATAAACTCGCAACTGATAATACAAATCCTAATGCAAATCCCTGAAAATAAATCTTTCTTCTTTCCTGAACTATAAATTTATAACGTACTTTATTATCTGGACTAAGATCATCTAAATAAGATCCATGTAGTGCCTTTTTATCAGTTAAAAAACAAACAAAAATACTCGCACAAATAAATGCCCCTGCTATTATACAATACGTTTGACAAACCATTATATATAATACTAAATATTAATAAATCATTCACAATCATTATTTACAGAATTTATTAATCACTATTTGATATCTCTTCTTCGACTTCTTCTTCACTATCAAACTGTTCATAAATAATCTTATAACCCCACCATCCTCGTTTTCTATATTTTCCCAATGTTTTATCTAAATATTCATACAAATCTTTCGCCTTGGGTGCTCTATTTCCGTTATTTTGCTCATACCATTCTTTAAATTCTATTCGAATATCTGTTTTCTTAATTCTATCATCTTTATTTCCTTTCATAATTTTTTCTTTCACAAATTGTGACCAGAAATCTTCCTTTTCTTGATACGCTCTTGAGGCCTCCAATACAATATCACAATCTTGAACCTTTCCTTCTGTTTCATTGCATTTTTCAATTAAACGAGCAGTAAATACTTGTATCCAATCCACTATTTTTGTTTCTAATTGATCATCTTTTGGATATATTGGTCTCTCAGGATCGTCGGCAAGACCGAGTTCTTTTTTTTGTTGATAATCACGATCATCTAAGAATTCTGAACGAAAATCTACTTGTCTAATTCTTCTCCATGTACCCTTGTCATTACTTTTAATTTCAAATAATCGATTTGTACAACAAACTAATTCAAATTGTGGATAGAATTTTGTCATTTCTCTACTATACATCGCTCTGCCTTCCATCTCATCTCCACCAACCATTTGTTTCATAATTCCTTCATTTAATACATCTCCGGCACTAGGTTCGTCCATTGAAATAAATCGCCTACCTTTTAATTGAGCAATTTCTGGAGTTGGACCACCTATTCCTTTTCTTTTTTGTGTTACTAATGCAATATTCATCTTACCACTATATTCACCTAGAACAAAATTCATAAGATTTACAAATATAGATTTACCATTACCACCTACACCTGTCAAAATATTAAATTTTTGATTACGATTTGTTCCTATTAAACAAGAGGCCGAGAGTTGCCATATATATTCTCTAAGTTCTGTATTTGGAAATACCTTGAAAAAGAAATCATCAATCTGATCAGAAATTTTTTTATGCCCAGGATCATTCGGATCATAAGGAATATATTTTGTTCTTGTTGAAAAACTAATATAATCTTCAGCCTCACCATCCCGAAACTTTTTTTGTTTAAAATCATAAACGCCATTTTCAAATCCCAGTAAATATTTATTTGAATCTAATTTTGCTGTTAACTCATTATTATAAAATAAATGCTCGCATTCATGCATAATATTATTTTTTTGTGAATTCATTTTTAGTTTGATAGCAATTCTATTATATATCCCCATATTTTCTATATGTTTTTCTCTTTCTGCCGAACCAATATCTGGATTTGCCGCCATATCTTTTTCAGACCTTGTTTTATCAACATATAATCGATTAATTTTTTTAGAAAGTTCACTTCTTAGTCCTGTACCACAATCATTCTCAAGCCAGCGATGATTTCGGAATTTATACCATTTATGGTTTTTTATACTAACACAACTATATTCACCATCAAACAAATGTTTAGTTAAAATTGCCAAATCTGTATCTGAACCTTGACTATCTAATGTACTTCTAATAAATCTATCTATAGAATTATTTCTGATTTCTCCGTATTTTTGGGGATTATCTTGTTTTGCCCAATAATGAAGAGACCTCCAAGTATACCCTTCTCCCATTTCATTTTTCCATTTTTCCTTTAAAGATGGGATATCTCCCCAATCAAATTTACTTGATTTACTTGAAAATTTAACCCATGTCCAAAATAAACTGTCGTGAGTATTATGTAATGCCCATCCTACATTCAACCAATTTTTAAATGGTTCATAATAATTTTCACTTAAGCACATCACAATTTCATGAATTTCTTTAATATGATAATCTTTAATATCAAAATAAAGCATCATATTATTAATATATGCATTAAGTTCTTTTGCATTTCTAGGATCTTTCACAAAAGAACTAGCAGTAGATACTGTTAATAATGCTCCATTATATTGTGGTTTTTTTTTACTTTTGTTTCTCCCCTTCTTTTTATTTTGC